AGTGAGCAGCAAAGCCTAGAAAGTACTTACGGAAAACCAACGTGTAGTCGATTGGTCCCGCAGAGAACACTCTGGTCTTTCCGGCGCGCACTTTTGCGAATGGCCGGCGCTCGTCTTTCAGAGTGTCACTCCATATCGCAGGGGTGCGTTCGTTGTCCAGGGCTCGTTCCACGATCTCTCCCATACGCTTCTTCAACTCTGGGTCTAGTGTGTACTCGTCCGAGCCCAACCACTTGGTCTTGCCAGGTTTGCCCTGCTTGTCTCGAACCCACGGAAAACCAGGTGATGATTTTCGGTTGATGGGTCCGACGAACTCGTCTCCTTCGTAACCTGTCACAGCCTCCATGTCAGTCAGCACCCTTGCATGTTCAGGTGCAATGTTGGAGTTCACCACCCGCTCGACATCATTGATAGCTGCTGCCAGCTTCTTTTCGTCAAGGAACGGGGGAATGTCTCCGCCTTTCTTCAGGCCCTCATACATGGGATCGATGGTCTTTCCGTCGACTTTCACCCATCCGAGTGCGCTTGGCGCCGTTGTTGGCTCCGTTACAAGTCCGTGGACGCTGCTGGGGCGCAACTTGGTGCTCTTCGCTGACCCAATGGGGAAGGCAGACTTGCCGGCAGGCACAAAGTTCCCTTCAGGAATGCGCACATCATCAGCAGGTGTGGCGATGTTGGTGAGATCAAGTTTGATCTGAGCACTCAGGCTGATCTTAGTCAATGCCTTGCTGATATCAGTGGCATTTAGCGGCGAGGCCACTCCCAGATTCCGGGTTCCTGCAACATGCAGTCCTATGATCTTGCGTGCAAGACCGCTGCTGATAGCCATCAGGACTGATCCACAGTCGCCATCCTTGGTTTCGAAACCAGTATATTCGTACCGGTCACGGATGGCGTACTGCTTGTCGACATCAGTATATGTCCTAAGATCGTCCTTGGCTACCACGGCTCCGTATCGGGTGATGACTATGTCATCGTACGGAGTTATGAGGCAGGCATGAGCTTTCTTGAACGACGTCAGCTCGGCAGAAGTGGCCACACTGTTGAGGATGGTCGCGTGGTCATGGATGGTACGCGGGAATTCGATCAGCATCTGATCCTTATCTGCTCCACTTGCGTCCTCGACTACAACAGTCTTAATAGACTTAGTGGGCATAGTCCATCCATCGCGGCAGGTCTGGCTCCAAATCCGTATCTCATCAGCCCTTTCGATGTAAGGCTGTAGATGGGCTGCTGTAATTGCAGTTCTTCCAACCAGGAAGCACATCTTCATGCGCGTCTGCCATCTTCCGTCGATTTTCAACTCCAGATTGTAGGTGTTGTTGATGATCCTCCGCGATAATTGGAAAGCATTGGGATCCACCTGAAGCTGAGCCTTCGCTATTTCTTCTGCTCGCACAGGACTGTAGTCATCATCTCCTTCGTCGTCAATCTCAACTCGCAAACTCTCCTTCTTCTTGGTGTTCTGATCACCTGAGCCAGTCAATTCAACCCTCAAAGATTCCTTCTTCTTGGTATTCTGGTCTCCAGACGATGTGAGCTCCACATTCAATGTCTCTTTCTTCTTTGTGTTGGAGTCTCCCGAAGAAGCTAACTCAGCCACAAAAGGCACTCGCTTGGTTTGACGCCCATTGTCCATCACAATTTCTTGCGTCTTCGCATCATAATATGATGTCATGGGTTGAGTCCTTGAGTCGCAGCGGGCACAAACCTGGCCATATGGAAGCGATTGCTCTACTTCTTTGATCACATGGCTGTGTTCGTACTCTTTGCCACACCACAAGCATTTGTGCCTGTGAAACACTCTCGCTCCGCGGGATAGTCCCTCATGGTGGTGGC